CTCAACGCTTGAGATGACTACATACCTGTAGCCAACTGCCTCTACGACCCCCTGCCACCACTTTTGCGATAGGGATTGCTTGCCCTTGGGTGCCTTGAACTCAAGGAACACCGCACCCTTGGGCGAAAGGTATGTCATGTCGGCAACGCCAGCGGTCAGGCCGATGCCCTTGAGGAAGTAACCGTTGGAGCGGCTTCGGGGGTTGTTCAGGTTCAGGAATAGCCTGCCTTCCTCTTGGGGCTTCAGGAGTTTAAACAACTTGACGCAGGCAGCTTGCAGGGTGTATTCGGGTGTCATAGTTGAAATTCGGATGCTCGTGTATATTCAAGCTCGCATTTGATCTCGGCCCTGCCAAGGCTTCCGTTCCTGTTCTTTCTTACGATAACCTCCATCAGTTGCTTGTTGGCTTCCTTGTCATGCTCGGCAGGTCGGTACACGAATGCGACTTTATCTGCATCAAACTCAAGCTGACCAGTTTCCCGAAGGTCCGATAGGATTGGCCTATGATCAGCCCTGCCTTCCGTGGCCCTGCTTAGGGATGAAATAACCACACCGAACACCTTCTGCCTCTTGCAGATGGCTTTCAATTGCTTGCTGATGTTGGTCATCTGCTCAATTTTCGGCTTCATCTTATCGGATTTGGAACATTCTACCAGTTGCAGGTAGTCAAGGTAGAAGCCGACCACACCGTGCTTGAGTTTCATTTTGGCTATCTCGCCATCAATCCTGTCGGTCGTTGCTTGGGTTAGGTCTACGATGTGCAGAGGGATGTCCTTGAGTTTATCAATTTTCACTCCCATCTCAAAGAACCTCTCCGAGTTTATTCGGGCTTGAGGGTCGAGGAATGCCTCGCCTTCAATGGAGGCAAGGTTGGAAAGCAGTCGGCTCAAGAGTTGCTCGGATGACATTTCCATGGTAAAGAAAACAACTGGATGACCACTCATGGCTTGATTGAGGGCAAGTTGCAGTCCAAGCAAGGTCTTGCCCATCGCAGGTCGGCCACCAAGGAGGATAAACTCGGTCGGCTTGAAGCCTGTGAGGATTCGGTCCATCGGTCGGATATAGGTCGGATAGGTTCGGTCTTGCCTTCTGCCCTCCCTTACCTCGTTAAGTTCCAGCAGGTAGTCCACGGCTAATGGATGAGCCAAGGTGTTGACCGCCACATTGTCCACCGCCTGAATCATTTGAAAAGCCTCAAAGGCTACGACTGGGTCAAAGTCCTTGGCCATCGACTCCTTAAGTTCATCGAGGGTTCTCTGCTTCCAAGCCTCGTTGAGATCGGATGCGTATGCTTTCCAATCGCCTACGATAGTGATGCCATCGTATAGGTTTGAAAGTTCAAAGACCAATGCCCCTTGGTTATTATCTTGAAGTTGCTTACCGAGGGTCGGCAGGTTGACTGGTCGCTCGGCTTTGTGGAGTTGAACGATGGCTTGGTAGATTGGAACTCGGTTGCCTGTGAACAAGCGTTCAGGTATTGAATGCAGCAAGGCTGACCTGTTGGCGAGTGCATCCATAAGGATACTCAAGAGGTTGTATTCAGCGGAAAGTTGGTAGGGTGTCGGTTTCATCGGTTAGTGTTTGGTTGCCAAAGGTAGTGTTGCGTTGGATAGCTTGATCTTCCCAGCGTTTACCGTTAAGGTAGGTTGAAGGATGCGGAATGAATTGAGAAGGAGTTTCGGAATAGAGGCGTTGAATGTTGCTGACCGCCAGTTCCTGCTCGGCCTTGGTTAGGCGTAGGAAGGAACGCTTGGCCCTTGCCTTGTCGGTCTTGCGAGGGTATGTTGTCCAAAATAAGTCAAACCGCTGTGCATTTTCATTCTCCTTTTCATTCTCCTTTTCATTCTCCTTTTCATTATCATTTTCATTTACATTATACATTAGGTTATGTGATGGTTCGGGTATGGTTAGGTCATGGTTAGCCTTTGGTTTACCACCACGCAAACCAGCCTCGTATTTACGCTGATTAGCAGCGATTTGCGGTTTTATGGCCTCCCATACTGCTTGTGAGTAACGTGTGAGTTCAGGCTCAACTTGGTCGAGTGCATACGCAATTATTGCGTGATAGACCTCCAGTTGCTCACTTGCTTCAAGGTGCTGGATGCTGCGTTGAAAGGATCGGTAGAATACGAATGAATCTCTCATGAGTGGTTAAACATTGAAAGCCTTTCAATCAATTCATGCTCGGTGATTTCTTTATCATCAAAATAACATCTTCCATCTTCAAAGCTGGTGTTTTCAAATTTTATGACATGGCATCCATAATATTCATAATCATCATCAATTCCTTGCGTCAACCATTTGCTGATATTTTCTAAAAGAATGCTCTGCCAGCGAGCAATTTCTTTATTTCTTGTTTTTACCTCAATTAGCATAAGTTTTTTGGTCTTGTAATTAGTTAAAATAAAATCAAGGTCCGACACGACAAATCCTGTGGAACTACATGGAAGTTTTTGTCTAATCCAAGTACTAAAGGATAAGTCTCTGATTCCAGTAATTTCTTGCCTTGTCATATTCTTTCTTTTGCTACGTTATAGGATTGCTCATTAATTTCAGCCGCAATGATTTGCCTATTTAATTGTTTGGCAGCTATAATAGTCGTTCCACTACCCGCAAAAGGCTCGCAGATTAAATCGTTTTCTTCCGTAAATTTTTGAATAAGGTATGAAACACCGCTGACGCTTTGTTGCCATTCATGGCCATCCTTCTCTCTTTTTTCCGAAATAAAATAATCCTGAATCACATACGGAAGTTGTTTACGACCATTTTGGAAAATGAGTATTGGCTTCCATCGGCATATAATATTTACTCCATTAACGATTTGCGTTTGACCTTCATGGTAAACAGCGAAAGTCCAGTAATAGTCAAGGTATTGGCTCATTCTTGATATAACTTCAGGAAGGTTCATTTGTCCTGAATATGCTATGCAAAATCCATTCGGTTTTAAAACTCTTTTTGCGAACCTCGCAAGTTTGGTCCAGCACTCAATAAATTCACGAGGATATGGGGGGTCAGTGATTATGCAGTCAACGCTTCCATTAGGAATATTGGCAAACACTTCTTCAAAATCGCCTAATCGGAAATCTACATCAATCGACTTATTTTTACCTATCTCCGCTTTTTCCTCTATTTGCTGCAATCGTTGCTGGACCTTCTCTTCCTTCTTGATGTCCTTGTAGGCCTGATTGATACTGACCTCGCCAGTGCGTAGTTGTTCCTTGACCTCATCGCTGGCCTTAGCTTGCAGGACCTTGACCTTGGCAATGGTGTCGTGGCTGACGTTGGCAATCTTGGCGAGTTCCTTGCCCGTTTTAATAGGTTTCACTTCGTCAGATTTCTGACTAAGTGAACTTCCTTTGTATTGAATAGCTTGATTCGCCTTGGCTTTATCTCTAAACACCTGTTCCAATTCCAAGGCCAGCACGCTCCGTTGAAATGCTTGCAGATTACGCCTTCCAAATTGATTGCGAATCATCCATTCCTTGCACTCGTTAAGGTTGGAAAATTCTGTTGCCTTAGTGGTAAACGGTATGCCAAATTCCTGTGCAATAGCATAGCGGTTATGTCCATCCACTATCGTTCCGTTCCAAGTTAGGATGGCCTCTCGGATGCCTTCCGCAAGGATGTTGTCGGTTAGTTGCTGATATTCCTCTGCCGTTAGCGGAGGTATTAATGCTTGAAGCTCGGGGTTGATGATAAGTTTTTGCATAATGAATTAATTAGGTGGTTAAAAAAAATACCCCCACCTGTGACCGCAGATGGGGGTAGGGGTGTATGAGGACCCTTTGTCGCATGGTATTGGTCGGTCATCCAATACCTTGCGCCACAAATATACGGATTAGAACGGCAAGTCCTCTTTCTTTGGTTGCAATTCCTGCGATTCCTGTGCGAGTTCGATCTTGCCTGACAGGTACTGTCTTCCGCCTTGGCTGGTCCGCTCCCAGCCTGATAGCTTGAGGTTGTAGGTCTTGCCATCGATTACGATGTTGCCATCGCCCTTGCGGTCTGGGCGTTTCTCGTTGTCGCCCTTGTCGTTGGCGAACAGGCTGAAGGTGTTGGGTTGTGGTGTGTAGTTCATGGTTTTTGGGTTTTAAGGGTTTGTGAGATTGGGATTGGATTTTGAACAAAATACATACATGGACTTATTTCTACCGCCAGTCCAAGGGCTTTGAGGTCCTGCAAGATACGATAAGTGCTTCGCTGACTGACCCCAAGCAGGCTTTCAAGTTGCGATGCCCGATAGGGTTTCTCGCAAAGGAGGGTGTATGCCTCCATAGTTTTCTTGGCTCGCTTGCTCATATTCCTAAGTTAAGCGTAAGGGTCTTTGACTGGGATTAGATGTTCAAGGTTGTTGTTCTTCTTCGGATCAAACCAGTAATAGCAGCGGTGCGAGTACAGGTTGCCAGTGGCTCTTAAATCGTTCAGGATGCGATAAGTAATGCGGATGTGCATACCAAGTGCCTCGGCTAATTCGGTGGCCCTGTAAGGCTTCTCAAGCAGCAGCATTGCG